ACCGCAATCGCATAAACCTAAATACTATGGCAATTCAATTAAAAAATGTCCGTAATCTGGCAACCCTTGCTTTGGGTTTCAATTACGAAGCATCAATCGATCTCGCAGATCTTGGCTCTACCGCAGGTTCTGCCACGGCTGTTGATGTCGAAGTAGCCTCGGCTGCTATGGCTGGAACAATCACAGATTCTGCAATTATTGTGGATGAATTGGTTGTTGGTCCCAGCATATCCGACGCAACCATCGCCTTTGGTGATAATGGAGACCCTAACGGATTCGTTGTTGAAGCCGATGTCTTCAGCGATAGCGGTAATCTAGGCAAAATCTTCCGCAACAATGGAGCGGTTTCCCAAGTTGGAAATCACCTCGTTAGCGCTGTTGATCTTACCTACAACTTCACGGGAGCGGCTCCAAATGTAGCTACTTCTGGGAAGATTCGCTTGTTGGTTTCATACTTCCCAACCGCTGGTTTGGCTTACGCATCATAATTAATTAATTAATTATTTGAAGGGGGAGGTCGGCTTTAACTGGCCTCCCCCTTTTTGTTTATGAATATCATTACATCTTTTCCACGATACAGCGACGGAGAAATAAATCGAGCGTTCATGCGTGAGATTAGGACTGGACTGAAGCTCGAAAAAGAAACCGAAAAAGCTCGAACAGACATTGCTAGAAAAGAGTCCGCAGAACTTAAGGGCAAGGAGCATCCTGTTCTGGGAAGGCCAGTGGCAGTAATGCCACCAAGAGAGTTTTTTAGGCTAACAAAGAAGTACGGGAACGACACCGTGCATTCTAAAGAATTTATACAAGATTATAACAAGAGGTTCAAGGATCTCTCACCCAATAACGCGTAATGCAGGATAAAGCTAATAAAGATTTGTATGATCTGATATCCGCCCTGGCGGGTACATCTGATTTTACCCCTGCTGAAAATGCTCATCTATTAGCTTTAGCGAACAGGCGGATGTACGAAGCGTACAACCGCACTCCGTACTGGGCTAGGTACTTAATATCCGCTGAACCACGTACTATACAGAACCAAATATGTCCATTTACCCAAGACGGGTACTACCTGTTTGGTGCAGGAACTGATGGAGTTAATGGGCTGTACAAACTCAACGGAGCAGAGAACGGTCAATCGGCGTACACGCACTACGAGACTACCGATATATCTGCCACGGCTATAGAGAACGGGACAGTGTACCAAATCGAGTACGCTGGCTCCTCCAACTTTACTTCGGTTGGTGCGGCAAACAATAACGCTGGAACCATTTTTACGGCATCAGCATCCACTACAGGAACAGGTAAGGTCAAAACTGCCGCATTCAGCCTAATTAGGAATAGCGGAAACAACGCCTGGATAATTATAGAAGGATTTCCTAACGCTACCGAAACTGCGTACTACTCTTTAAGCTCAACTAGCATAACGGAAACAGGCTGGAGCATTGGAACCTCTCCGTCAGCTAAGGCAAACGCCCCACGGGTTAGGGATCTAAGCGAAATTGGGGAGTTCGTTAGAATTCATCGGAACCAAGCGTTCCTTAATATGTCTTCTGTCGAATACGAGTTCGGCGTTCAGTCCGACGGCGCTCATATTCTGAATGCTGTAAATGCAAAGGAAAGCCAAGTTTGGGTCACTTACAAAAAACCAATTACCTTGTTGACAAGCCTAGACATTGATGGGGCTGCATCTTTGACGCAAGTACCACAAGAATTTTTTTACTACATGGCTCATGCCACGTACGCCGATTTTCTCCGAATGGATGGGCAACACAATAAAGCTTCCTTTGAGGAACAGATTGCTGAGAACTATCTAGGCGAAGAAATGGACAATCCACAGCAAGTAGCAAATAACAACACTATAGGAAAGCGTTTTCGGACGCACGTATCCCAACAATCAAGATAAATGAATAGTTTAATCACCAATCTATATCCTCGTCCGAATGAAACGGTTGCTGGAGAAAACCTCTCCTGTGCAACAACAGGATCTGGTGTTTCTTTTGCCGCCCTTGATAGCGACACCAAATACTGCATGATCGATGTACAAGACAATAATGTTATTGTTACATTTGATGGTAGCACTCCTACCGCATCTAATGGCCATCTCCTTGTTAAGGAAAAAGGACTAATTACCTTTAGTGCTCAAGCCGCTAGGGCTGCTAAGTTTTTGGGTGTATCAGGTGCTTCAATAGTTCACGTTTCACAATTTGTGTAATGAACACTGAGCTGAACAAGCTTGGATGGGGTGCAACAGGATCAATGCTCGCTTTGTCTTTTCAAGGTATTAGTGAAATAATGTCTATTGTCGCTTCGAAAAGGAAGTAAGATTATGCTATACGGAAAAGGAACATACGGAAGCAAAGCCGCTCGGCCATCTACGGCTGTAAAAGCTAAGGGGAAGAAAAAACCAATGGCTAAGAAAAAAAAGAAGTAATAAGTAAATCATTACTAAAGCCATGATACCAGCATTCCTAGCGCCCCTAATTGGGCCAGCAGTCAACAAAGTTCTGGATCTTATTCCGAATAAGAACGAGAGAGAGCGAGCGCGTGAATCAGTCGAAGCATCTTTTGCTGAAGGAATACTCGCAGCGGCAGCGGCTCAGACCAGCATAAACGAAGTTGAAGCACAGCATAAGAGTGTTTTCGTTTCTGGTTGGCGTCCGTGGTGCGGTTGGGTTTGCGGGTTTGCTCTCGCGTGGAACTACATCATTCAACCTATCGCTGCTTGGGTTGGATTCCTTGCTGGTTACGACCTCTCAGGTGCTCCACGATTGGACACTAGCGAACTAACGACAATCCTTATGGGTATGCTCGGTTTAGTGGGTGCTCGATCTTACGAGAAACTAAAAGGGGTCTCCCGAAGCTAATGATACTAGCAGCAGTAAAAGAATCGCCAATGTGGATTAAAACAACATTAACTTCATGGCTTGGAACTGCTACGGGATTTAGCATTAGCCTCGGTCAGTTCGAGGGAGAGATCAGGGCTTGGGCTGCGTTGGTTGGGGGTATATTAATCCCCCTTACTGCATTAGCATTTCATATTTACATAACTCTTCGTAAAAAGAAATAGTGGCTATAAATAAGAAAAGCATGAAGTGTAACGTTCCGAAAAGGCAAGTGTCTGGCGGGAAGAAATCTGTTGTGAAAGCTTGTCAGGGTGGAAAAGAAAAGATAGTACGCTTCGGGGATTCTAACATGAGCATCAAAAAAAGTAACCCAGCACGTAAGAAAAGTTACTGTGCTAGGTCGGGTGGCATTAAGGGTAAAAGCAATAAACTGTCTGCTAATTACTGGAGCAGGAAAGCTTGGAGTTGTTAAATGGCTAGGTACGATAGATACGGTAAACAAGATGACCGAATAGCTGAAGAACTCGATACTGGATTTACGGGGTTCAATAATCGCTTGCGTCCAGATCAGCTACCAACGGGCGTATTAACAGAATCAAACAATGGTCGATTAGGACTAAACGGAGAGTGGCAAACGCGAAAGCCCGTTAATTTCCTAGCATCTCCATTTCAACCAGCTCCACTCAAAGTAGGTTCTGTTAGGTTACACAACAATGCGTGGCCTTCTATTTCAGGAACTCCCTCTATTAGCAGCAATACGGTAACGATAGCTTTTGGTTCGGACGCATTTCCTTACGCAGGACAAGCGGCTGCAAGTTGGGTTGGCAAAGTAGTGAACCTTACTGGATTTGCAGGAACCAACGTATCTGGCGTCAGCATTCCGATAGACGGGAACTACGCTATAGCATCTGCTCCAACCAATGACAGAATCACAGTGGTCATAACTGGACTTACGAACATAGCTACAGTGGGTACAGCTAGGGGTCCATATTTAGATGACACCGCTATTAATGAAATTGAAGATGCAATAGAATACAGCGATCCAAATAACAATTCAGAAAGCTATGTATTGTGCGTCGGAACCAATAAAGCATCTGTCGTAAAAACATCAGATAGTTCAACCGTAGACATAGACTACCCAGTCGGGTTGAGTGCAGTTGGAGGACAGGCACTACAAGCATTTAACAGAGTATTTATTTTTAGGGATGGTGATATTGCCTTAGAATGGGATGGTGCACTAACTGGAACTCCTGAATTCACTAGAGTAGCAAACGGATCTTTTACAGAACCCTCAGACATTATAGTTCCTGCTGGAAGCTTCCAAATAGTGAACCAGTTGGCAACGGTAGTTTCCGAAACTGGATCACTGAGCCAAGGAACATCTATATTTATAAAAAATGGTGTAAATTCAAATATTACAGACCCAGATGACGCGGAATACGACATTAGTGGGTCTGGACTAAGACAAGTTGTTCCTAAGGACGGCGGCGGTTTTCACTTTGAGTTCTTTGTAAAAGAAGTTTTTGTTACAGATAGTAGTCCTACAGCTATTTCTACAACCAGTCTTAGCACGACATCTGGAACTGGATCGTTTACTGGGTACAATAAAGCAACTTTTACTACATCAGCAGGACATGAGCTAAAAGTGGGTGATCCTATTAGTATAGCGAACTACCATTCATCCGTTAATGGAAATAGGGTTGTCGCTGAAGTAGGAAGCACAACAACATTTTCAATTTATATATCTGGAACATTGAGTAGCCAAAGTGCAAGTGGATCTCCCACCGTAGGACTTAAAAAAGGTTTTACGTTCTCAGTACCCGCTGAATGTACTGATGGAATCAAAACGTCAAAAGATACACTGACGGCTACTCCAACGTTTTTAGAAAAAGCATCCGAAGGTTCTGGATTTACCCATATGCCAGCTCCTCCTTTTGGAGAATATCACCAAAGACGAATGGTAGTTCCTTTTAGGTACTCAATGGACGAAGATTCAAGCGGGACAACAATTACCGATAGGAACATACATGATGAGCTTCTATTTTCCCAGTTTCTACTTAGCGATGAGTACGATATTATATTTGGTCAATTTAGACTAAATGCAGGAACTTCAGACTTCATAGTTGGACTTCATTCTTTTTCAGAGGACAACCTAGTTGTTTTCAACAGAAGCAGCATCCATTTAATTAGCAATAGTTTTTTTATAAAAGATGCTAGAAGTACGCTAATAACAGATGAAGTAGGATGCTTGGCCAGGAAAAGTATAGTTCAAGTATCTAACAATCTTATATTCTTGTCCGACAATGGTATTTACGGTGTAGATTTCCAAGACTTGTATAACTTACGCGGCAGGGATCTTCCATTATCAGCAACCATTGAAGCTACCATTCAAGACATAAATAAAGATTATGCAGAAAATGCTGTAGCTGTATATTTTGATAACAGATATTTCATAGCTCTTCCAATTGGGATTAATGCGACAACGAACAACACACTTCTAATTTATAATTTTATAAACAAAAATTGGGAGTCCATAGATTCTATAAACGATACTGCTTGGGAATTTACTCACTTAACGATAGCTGGAAAGGGCCAAAACCGAGGAGTGTACGCAACCAATAGAACGGGAGGTGTTCATAAGATCGAGGGAGGAACTGGAGGCCATGACATATACACCGTTCAGGTAGGATCTGCTTCTAAATCAGAAAGAGTCGTTTCATCAGCTACAACTAGAATGTACACACTTCAATCTATAGATAGAAAAAAATGGAACAACTTTGAATTGCATATAGAATCTGAAGAAGGATTGGCTAGCAATGGAAACATATCTGCTGAAACAGAAAACGTAGATGGGAACATAGACCTGGGTACACTAGCAAGCTTTAATAACGGCAGTCAATTAACGGCAGGAGAAGACTACTCAATAAGAGGAAGAATTGGAAACAAAAGAGCGTACGGATTGCAATTTACATTAGATACCACTTTAGGAAGACCAAAGTTTAGATCACTGAAAGTGGCAGGAGCTAAAACATTTAGAAACTCAGCAACAGCAGAATAATGGCTATATTAAGCAAAGGAACAACTTACGCCGACGGCGATCAAATAACATCAACGAATTTAAACGCACTTGTTGATAATGCTACTTTCGACGCAAATGCAGTATCGAACGGGGTAGGGCTTAACGGAAGTGGCCAGCTAGAAGTCGTTGGGAACATAGACATCGGAACATCTAATCTGACAGCTACTGGTGCTATTAGCTTGGGGGCTACAACTTTTAACGATAACAACATTACAAATGTTGGCTCCATTGCTGTAGATACTATCATTGCAGACGACACAGATATTACTATTGATGCTGCTGGAGATATCATTTTAGATGCTGGCGGTGCAGACATCCTACTGAAGGATGATGGGACTCAGTTCGGTAGTATTACAAAAAGCGGCAGTGATATAGTTGTTGCTTCCTCTATTGCCGATATTATTCTTGATGCTGTTGGAGATATTATTTTGGACGCTGATGGCGCTCAAGTTAGAATTAAAGATGCTGGCACAGAGCGGTTTGTATTTAATACAGATTCTACTCCAGAGTTAGATGTTACTGGTACTTCATTTACAATTCATGCGAATACAAGTGATGCTGATATGTTTTTCAGAGGCAATGATGGCGGGTCCGACATTACAGCACTCAAGCTTGATATGTCAAGCTCTGGAGACGCTACGTTCAATAACAAAGTTATCGCAACAGAGCTAGACATAGGTGGAGATGTAGATGTAGCTGGTACAACTAACCTCGATGTGGTAGACATTGATGGTGCTGTAAATATGGCAACCACTGCGCTAGTCACAGGTGTACTAACAACTACAGCTACGCAGGTAGCAACGGGTGGAATCACAAGTGGTTCAAGCATTCTTTCAGACACAGACAGCACAGATAGTTTAGGATCTACTGCGGTTAGATGGCTAAAGGGTTGGTTCGATACGTTGACAGCAGGAACGCTAACGATTGG